GGGACTTAGAAACAAATCTTAAATTTTCTTTTCTATTGTCTAATTTATCTCTATTTATGTGGTCTATCTCTTGCCCTTTTGGGTCACTCATCACTAATCTATGAAGATAAATACTCGTTCTATTTTTTCCCCCTTTAGTAGTTGTATAGACATAGCCATTTTTTATCCACCATGTATATTCTTTTACCTTAATTAAATCTTCATTATCTATTAAAATTTCTACCCTTTCACCTTTGTGGTTTGAAGATATTTTCATACCTTAAGTATACACCATAGGGGAACAAATGCCAAGGGATAACCTATGAATAACTTTTACGATTACTTCAGGTTTCGTTCATTTTAAATATACAATTACGCACATTATAATCAAACAAGCTCCTATAATTAAACAAAACCTAAAGAGTGAATCCCAAAAGTGTTCCACATAATAATCAATAATATTACTACTACTAATAACCTAGCGACATTTTTATGAATAAGTGTCTGTCCAAAAGAATAGGCGTTCATGTTGCATTTTCTGCACGGGTAGTCATCGAAGTCGTGTGTGTAAGACATACGGCATCTGTCTGCAACGATAGGAGTCCAAAAAATGTAGTGTAGTTTTTTCATAGTTGATACTTACTCATTAGGGATAAGTGCTGGTTCTCCATCGTGAGACAAAGATGCTTCGTCTATTTTACTGTTTCTTTTCGCTGTGTTTTCAAGCATGTTTGTTTGATACTTCATTTCCCTATGACTGACTACAAGAGTTTCGTTTACCTTTTCCATAAATTGCATCATTGCTTTGTTTGACTCGCTGATTCTTTCGAGGAGTTTTTCCATTTCTGGGTTTTTGCCTTGAATTAGTTTTGTTAAAGATTCGATATGCTTATCCTTTTCTAATAACATTGCCTTGATTGCACTTAGCTCTATTGCGTTTTCTAAATGAAGTTTTTTCAGCTCTGTTATTTGTGCGTCAAGCTGTGCGTTTCGTTCTCTGTAGTCGTCTGAGATTTGCTTGCGAGTTGAAGCACCTCCGATGCGGAGTCTGTCAGCTCCAAGTACTAAAGAAATGACTAATAAAATTAAAGTCTCGAGGTTGTTAGTAATAAAGTTCATTTTGTATATATTATACCACGATTACATTAAGCCACCGCGATACAATCCCATGTTTTTTGTTAATTAATGAAAAAAGAAGAAATTGGAATTGCCGCCAGCTGGATAAGTGGCGTTTACTCCCCAAGTTCCTACAGTTATAGAAGTGCCCGTTCCACCCGTTGCTATTTGAAAGTTAACCTTATCCCCGCTAATTACTGTGTCTGTATTAGTGGTATCTTCTTTAAATCCCACCCCTGCTGAGGTATAGGTGTAAGTCTGATTACCATTCACACTATTTTTTCTGAAAGTTATTGTACTTGTTGCTGTAAGAGTGTTAGTACCCACAAAGGTTCTCATCAAATTAAACGTAGCTGGTTGATATATTTTTGATTGATTGTTTGCTTCGGTCGCTTGTTGTGTTGGAATACCAGATAGTGCTACATATCTTGTAGTCGACACAGGAAAGGCACTTTGACCCCCTGCAAGATATTGAATGGCTGTACCGCTTGTCGCTGTAAACTCGAAAGTTTGTAGTGTTTGGCTAAAGGTTCCTCCGCTCGCACCTAAGGTTGTATGCCCGTTTATCAAGTCACCGCTAGTAATAGTATCTGTGTTTGTGGTGTCTTGTTTGTACTCTGCTCCTGTGGCAAAAGTAACTAGACTGTTTCCGTTCGCACCAGCTTTTCTGATACCACAAGTTACATCACTTGCAGTTCTGGTATTGTCACTACATCTGACGGCATAGTTAGCGATAGTTCCAGCTACTCTGAAAGTCTGTTGAGTAAGAGTTTCAGTTAAGGCGACCTCTAGTCCACCGCCAATCTGGATAGGGTTTACGAGATTATTTGTGGAGAAAGCTCTAATTCCTGGGCGAGAAGAGACATAGGTAATTCCTTGAGTAGTGGCAGGAGTTATGACTGTTTGAATAGTTTGAGGTTGGCTACTTCCAGTTCCAGCAGCAGCCTTATATTCGATTGCTGAAATGTCATTAGAAACAAACGTATCGGTATTTGTTAGGTCTTCTTTTTCTCCAGTGACAGTTGTTAGATACTGCACTGTGCAGTTTCCAGCAGCGGTGTTTCTTCTGACAGTGATGTCCAGGTTACCAGACAGAGTATTGGCCGCCAAGAAGACCCTAAAGTTTGTTGCAGTAAAACCAAATTTTACTGTGTTTTGAGCATTTGCCTCGGTAGCACTTGGATTGTTGAGTCCTCCCATCCCAAAACAACCATATACGGTTACCCCCTGGCTTACGGTACTTATCTTTTGTCCTGTTTGTGTGTATGGGAAAGCCATTACATTATTCGTACCTTGTTAATTCCTAGCTCATCGTCTACAGCATCTTGTAATATAGTTATATCCTGCACTTCTGTATCGTTAATAATTAGTGTTAGATTTCTGTCTTCGTCAAATGAGAATCTGATATCCTCTGCTTTTAGCTTTGTTTCAGCTTCCATAACTGCGTTAATTGCTTTACTCTTTTCTATATTTTCTTTATATACTTCGGTGTGTTGGTCATCATCATCCTCGTGGCATTCACATTTCTTTGTTTGGGTTGGATGCTTTTCTGCTCGAATAACTCCATTCTCTACAATCTCGTAGATTTCACATTCGCAAGTATCTGGGATAAATTTCTGCCCTCGGATAGAATATATACCGACATACAATTTTTCTGCATCGGTTGGTTCAGCAATAGGAAGTTTGAGATAGCCCCGCTGTTGTGGTCTTAATGTTCCGTCTGTATTAAAATCTTGGAAAGGTGTCTCGTCTATTGGTTGGGATAAGATTGATTGATGGTCGGCACAAACATTCTTAATTTCTAATCCTTGCACCGTAAAAGGCACAGGGTGTTGGTACGAAACCTTTCGACCCTGTTCGTCAGTGATGGCTTCGACAGCCCACATTGCGTTTATTTCTATTTCACAGCCACATAAGGAAGGGCTAATCCAAATTCGTATATCCATGATTTTATATATTATTTAATAAACTTAGTAAGTCCCATTTAGTGTCGGCAACATTATATTTAAATCCCAAATACAGCGTTTTACTAACCACTGTAGTTGAGGGTAAAGCCAAATCAGAAGACGCTCTAAAAATTGCGTTCCAAACCAAAGCTCTAGCCGTTGCGTTGTCTTTTATTCTTATCAGTAAGGTGTTGTCGTCTGTAAGGGCTATAGAAGAAGTTGGAACACCAAAGGTTGCTGCCGCTGCCAAAGCAGTGATAGTGTGCGTGTGTCGTGTTGCTGTTATTGCAGGGGCAGGAGTGGCATTTGATACCTCGGTTGTTGTGGCAACAGTGTCTATTCTTACTCCCTCGATAGTGGCTACTCCTGCCGAACCTCTTGCGATTGTTGTATCTGTAGCGTGTCCTAGCTCAATGGTACCCAAGCCAAGAGCTGCTGATGTGGAGTTTACAAGACCAGCTATAGGAAGCCCTGTAGCGTTTGTAAGGGTTACTGATGTTGGGGTACCTAATACTGGAGTAACTAGAGCTTGGGAGTTAGGTAAAACAACTGTGCCTGTGAAAGTAGGGGAAGCTAAGTTAGCTTTGAGGTCGAGTGCTGTCTGCTGTGCGGTTGATACTGGCTTACCCGCATCGGTTGTATTGTCCACACTTCCTAGACCTACATCTCCTTTGACTAGTACAAGGTCTGTTTTAAGAGTTGCCACAGCCACATCTTCTGCATCACCCGTAAGAGCCGAGGTGCGACCCTTGTATGTCTTGGTAGCCATCTGGGCTGCTTTAGCGTTTGTTACAGCGTTGTTTACAAGTCCAGCTGTTGGTAGTCCTGTGACGTTTGTCATCACTCCTGAAACTGGCGTACCGAGAGCGGGCGTAATGAGTGTTGGAGAGGTAAAAAGATTTCCCCAAGTTATTTTCTTTGTTACTGTCCCACCACCAATATCAACAATAACAAGAACGTCTGTTGATGCTGGGGTAGTATAGTTAGTTAGTGTGCTTATTTTTGAATCTGCCATTTTATTTTTTTATCTTATAATATAATTTTGTCTCCATTTTCTTGTAATATGAAAAATCCATCTTCTTGTAATAGGAAACCTGCTGCTGGAGTAAAGTAAGTGCTGATAATTAACCCATTTAAAACCACCGCAATCGCTGTAGAGGTAGAATCAAGTAATTCCCCACTGAACCCAGTACCGCCTGCGAAGTTTAGCTCTGTTGTTCCGTTCGCATTTTGAGTAATCGTGGGAACCCCTGTACCTTTAAAGTTTAAAGTTCTTGCAACCTTTGTTTTCATAACACCTGCTTGTTCTACTCGTAATGGATGAGCACCCCAGCCTATCAGAGGAGACCTGCCATTCTTTCCATCTTTACCTGCTTTTCCATTAGCACCGTTAACGCCATTCACACCGTTAAGCCCATCTTCCCCGTTTTCTCCATTCTTTCCGTTTACTCCATCTTTACCTTTTTCTCCATTCTTTCCTTGCACCCCCTGTACCCCTTGTATGCCATTCTTTGCTTTGCTTGAGATAGATAGAGCACTCTCTACCTTGCCCTGTAGTGCCTCTAATTGCTCGTCTATTGAATCTAATTCTTCAATTATGGCAACTTCACCTTTGTCGGCTATTTTGGCGAGTCGTGCTATTTTTTTAAGTTGTTTATTGTCTAGCATTTTGTTTGATTATAACATTCTTGTGTATGTGGATAAAGTAAATTGACTATTTTTTTGTTTTGTTGTATATTCCTGAAATGGTACCACTTGGAATATTTTTATTGCTTTGCGTCTTTTCCCCTGGTTTAGCTTTTTTGTATGCGTTTTTAGTTTTATCTTTCATGCTCTTATTCGCTATTACTCATTGATTATTTGAAAAAATCGTCAAGAAAGTCTGTGATGGCTTTTCTTTTCACTGACTCTGATTGTCCTGCTACACTTTTCAATATACCTGTTGCTTTGTCTATCAAGCCTCCTGATGTATCTAGGGCGTTTTTGATTTGACCCTGAAAAGTATTCTTCCCTACAATCTCTGGGAAGTATTTCTCAAGAGTAGCGTAAAAGTCTACAAGAGATTCTATGTTCCCTGATGTTTTTCCTTTAACTTTTGTAGCGTTGTCTAAGTTTCTTAATACTTGTCGTATTTCTGGGTTAGAACGTACATTACTTGCTATCCTTCTCATCAACTGTCCAGCACTCATATTCATTAAGTCTTCATCAAGTCCAGTAGCAGATTTCATGTACTTTTTAAGGTCGTTTATAGGTTTTAGCCTGTTAGCTAGTTCTGTGTTCACTTTGTTGTATGCAGGGAATTCTAAATCAAGCCGTCCATCTATTGTCTTTCTCCATCCTTTAATCAGACTTTCTGCTTCACCTGTAAAGCCTCCTGATGTCTTACCGAAGTTCACATTGTTGTCTATGTATTTTTTTAGACGATGCAAGTCGTTAGCGTCAGTTGATTCTTGTAGTCTTCGGTATATATTCCCAATTATCTTCTCATCTGCTCCTAGACCCTCCAAGTTTGAGCCCACAAAATCAAGCCCTTCGTCAGTCTTTGATATTCCAATTTTAGCAAGAGTCTCATCAACTGTGTCCACAACAGACTGTCTTCCTTTAACCACTTTTCCTTTGAGACCTCCTGCTACTTCATCAAGTTGCGTTCCCAATCCTTTTGTTTGATTTTTTAATATATTTAATCTTGTTACTACTGGCTTTCCTACGGCTTCTATAGGGTTGTTCTTAGTTTTACCTGCTGCAAAGTCTTTAACCCCTGTGTAGAGTTTTGATAGGGCTGGTTTTTGAGATGCGTTCATACTTAATGTTTTTGTAAGGTCTTCGATGTCTACCCCCTTTCTAACTGCGTTTTGTGCAGCTGGTGGTAGTTTCTTTACAGATTGCTCAAACAACTTCATTGATTCTGCGTTTGTTTTTAGGTTTGAGGGTAAATTCTTAACAGCATTCATAGCGGGTCTTGCTATATCAACAATTCCTGACGTTGTATTTTTTACAGCTCCACCAGCTCCAACTATTCCTTTTCCTGCTACTCTAACACCAGTTTTTGCTACTTTAGCACCAGTACCTACTCCAAAAGCTTCTGTTAACAAACTTCCGATGTTTAAGGTAGAATCAAGGTTTCTTTTTACTTCTGGTGGAAGTGCGTTATACCTTTCCATTAGTGATTGTACTGCTCCACTGTTTACTATGGGAGTAGCAACCGATGAAATGGTGTTTTTTATAGCATCTTCACCCCCTTGTGGAAGTACAGCTTTTAGCCCCCCTTTTAGTACACTACCTCCAATATCACCAACAAAACCAAACCCTTGTCCTAGTGTTTGAAATGTCCTTGATGCAAGTCCTTGGTCTGCGGACAGGCTCGTAGATATATTGTCTTGTCTTGAGCCATAAGAGCTTCCTATTTCTGTACCGATTTGTTTAACGTCAGAAAAAGCATCTGCCAAAAAACTAGGTCTTGATGAAGGAGAAGAAAAAGCACTCTGCCCGAACCTCTTTTCATATTCTGCTGCTGTTATTTTAATTGCCATAGTTATTTAATTATTTAATTATTTCATAAACCAATCCATCGGGTCCTCTTGTAAACTTATCAGGATAGGCAATAACTTTCATGTCATCTAATTGTTTTTCTAGTAAAGGAGATGCACCAGGATAGCTATTAGAAAGTCTTCTTGTTAAAGAATCCGCTTGGTTTACTGCAATGTCTATTGAAGAATTTATCTTTGCGATAGATGTAGAATTTCTTTTTAAAACACCAATTTCAGGTACTGCGTTCTCTGCGAGTACGAAGTCTGCTCCTGAAAGAGCACCAAGACCTGCTAGTGTTTTCCATGCGGAAAGAGCATTTCCATAAGTTCCTGAAAGTTCTCCTTTTGCTGTACCACTAAACACCGCTCCCGTTCCATGTTTATTTATAGCATCTCTATAAGCTGTTAATGCTTGAAGGGCTGGTAGTATTCCGTTTATTGTCTTGTTTTCGGGGGATGACTGTATTTTTGCTACAGTTTTTTCACTAACACCATATAAGGGTGATGATTCTGCCTTTTGTTTTGCATTAAACATAGCCATGTCAGCGTCTATTCCCATCTGTTTCAAAAACTTATCTCTAGTAAAAGAAGCCTCATCTTGTTTAAGAGTAAATTCATTTGCTTTCTCTTGTTTCATTTCATCGAGCCTTGCTTTTTCTTGAGTTGTCGCAAATTCATACACTGCTCCCAGTACTTTAGTCTGGTAATCATATTGTGACTGAGCGTCTTGCATTTGTAGTTTGAACATTGTGTCCAAGTGTGTTTGTGCAAGTTCTTTGTTGTCCTGTGCGTTTGCTAGTTGAGCTTGGATAGGTAAGGCTTGAATGGCTGCCTCTCTTGAAATACGAGCCTGTTCTCCGCCTACAAAAGAGCCTGTTTGCCCTCTGCCTTGTCCTTCTAAAGATAAAGCCTGAGCTTGAGCAGTACTTGTAATGGTGTTTAGTTGTGCTGTGTAGTTTTGTACTTCACTTTCTGCTTGTTTTAAGCCTGATTGTCTTTCTAGTCTGTTGAATGTATCAGTGGCACGTGGTTTGTTGTTTTGTAGCCCTTGTATTGAATTGAGGTATGACTGAAAATTACTTGTAGCAGGGTTTGTTGTAGCACCTTTCTCTACTTGTGGCGGTGTAAACTCAAGACCTCCTGTTGGATTCGTTATAAGCCCCATTGAAGGGTTAGCAAGCCCTTGATTGTTACCAATAAGAGTACCCATCTGGTTTTCTCCTACCTTTTTTGTTGGTAGTTGTATCGGATTTGATGATGCTAGATTTGCACTTGTTATGCTTTGGGCACCCCTTGATACATTTTTAGAGTCATACCTTCTTGAAACATTAGACCCGTAAGTGTTGCCACCTGTTTTCACAGTGACAGATTTCCCTTGTGAAAGCTTAGATCCAGTGTTGCCACCTGTTTTCACAGTGACAGATTGCCCTTGTGAAAGCTTAGATCCAGTGTTGCCACCTGTTTTCACAGTGACAGATTGCCCTTGTGAAAGCTTAGATCCAGTGTTTGGATTAAAGTTTACTATTCCTGCTTTTGTTTTTTTACCTTGTTTTGTAACTGGCATTTTATTATTATAATTATATCATTTTTAAGATTGTGTCCCAACAATAGTAAAAGTATTTGCTGACGAACAAATTTTTAACTTGCCTGCTACACAAATCAGCTCTCCTACTTCACCTGTTGTGGGGTCTGCTGAGTAGACAGGGACTCGTAAGCGGTTAATAAATCGTGACTTCTTTGTAAAGTCCTGTGAAGCTGAGAAGTTGTTTTTGTAAATCTCATCGTTGAGGTCTTTAATATCTTGTATTACTTTTTGTAGTTCTGGGTTCATATTATATATTACTTAAAATTGTAGCCCTTAATGTGAGGCTAGTGATTTCTGCTCCTCCAGTGCTTACTACTTGAAACTTATACTCTCTACCTGAAGCAAAGTTAACGTCTGTTGCTTCAATACCTGTGAATGACCTCGATATTTCACCTACTGTTGATACTGAACCTATTGTGGTCCAACTTGTTGCGTCATCTACTTTGTATTTCAAAGTCACTGTTTCTCCTGATACAAGTTTTCTGAAAGATACTTTGAGTATTTCGATTCGCTTATCAGAGTCTACATCTCCAAAGTCGATTATCTGAGACTCTAGAATGCTTGAGTATGTGTACGCTGCGGTGTCATCTGTCTTGTCGATTGAACCATCTGCACTGTGAGCTATAAAGAAGAAGTTACCTGCTGTACCAAAAGCTTGAATACCAGAAGTGTTTATGCTTTCGTCTATCACATCAAGAGTTAGAGCAAAAGGGTAGTTGACGTTCTTTCTTCCAAAAGACCAGATACCTTCGTCATATTCTGTCCCTGCATCGTTAGTCATTATCTTTGCTGCGAAAAAGAGTCTGTTGTTTTTAACTGCCTTTGATAGTGGCATAGTCTTGGCTGTGAGCTTCTTTGTGAATACTTCCTTTATAACCTGTGGGATACCTCCTGAATATACTTGTATAATCATTGAACCTCGCCCTGCTCCTACTGCATTATTTAAATATCTATCGGTCACACCTACAAGCATGCCTTCGATTGTTTCAAGTACCCGAAGTTCACCCTCACCCCAGTCGATACTCTCTTGAATTTCTGTTGATGTTCCGTCCCATAGTAATACTTTTGATACACCATTGAATGTTGAAATAGGTGCTACTGCGATTGCAATGTACTTACCGAACTGAGTAAGTGAAGTTATTTTAAAGTTTGTTGGAAGTACTAAATATCCATCTGAAAAGGTTGTTGCGTCTGTTGCCCTCCAAATTCTGTTGTTATATGGCAAATATAGGTAGTCATTGAATATCAGACCTTGAGCAACTGATGTGATTGTATTTGCCCCTGTTGATGAGGCACTGTTTGAGATGGTAGGAGTTCCTGAGAGGAGACTATACTTCCAAATCTGGTTTGTACCCTGAAAGCCGAACAAAGAGTCCTTGTACTCTACAAAACACCCGTTTTTTACTGCTCCATTGCCCTCTGATGAGGCTGGAAGTGTCCAGTTTCCCATTGTAGCGTCTGCCTTTTGTACTATCTTGGTAAGCCCTCCTGCGGTCTGTCCTAGTCCAAAGAGTTTGGCTGAAGCACTTGCGTATAGAAAGTCTCTGACAAAATACTGTTTCATTCCTGTTGCTGTAACCCCGTCATGTGTATCTGCTTCAAATGAACGATAAGGAGTTAAACGATTTGGATTAGAAAATATATCAAAATGCTTTGAGATTATAAAACCTGTATCAGTTTTCTGTCTAGGGTCATCACTGACTCCACCTGAGAAGTTATTTAGTTTTATTTCTACTTGTTTCATATTAAAAATAAGTTATTACGATTACTTTACCTTTTCCCCCTGCTCCTGAATTTCCAGTTTTAGAACCTCCACCTCCACCTGCTGGTTGTGAACCTGCTATTGCCGCACTTCCTACTCCACCTGCTCCACCAGTGCCACCAAGTCTTGAAACTCCACCTACTCCTGCTGTTGTATCATTACCACCACCACCTCCTCCGCCTCCATACATAGAAGCACCACCAGTTCCACCAGCTGAACCTGTTTGTTTACTGCCTCCTCCTCCTCCTCCGCCATAAACTGACTCTCCACCTAGTCCACCTGTATTTACTCCACCTGCACCTCCACCAAAATTACTAGCTACTCCTGCTGTTGCTCCGCCAAGTGGAGCTCCTCCTGCTCCAAAAGTTAAACTACCAGCTATTCCGACAGCTGATATTCCTGCTCCCCCACCCCCAGCACTTGGATTTGCTCCATCATAACCACCCCCACCTCCTCCATAAGCAGTTATAATAGAACCGACAGTAGTATTGCCACCTGCATTACCTACACCGTTTGAAGATATTGACGTTCCCCCATCGCCTAAGGTAATGATTTCTGTTACACCTAAAGAAGAAGCAGGTAAAAGCATTTCAATATATGAGCCACCTCCACCTCCACCACTTGACCTGACTGAGTCTTTTCCACCTGCACCTCCTGCCCCCCAAGCCTGAATTAAAACCATTTTCGGAGTTCCCGTTGTTGGTTTTGTCCAAGTACCTGAAGATGTAAATGTTTGAACATCTGTAGCTTTTGAAAAAGCAGCAGTCGCCAACTTCGCAGGTGTTACAAAGAGTTTAGCTCCAGTACTACCTGTGGATGCACCAGATACCATTTGAGCGTCTGTGGCTTCTTGGTTGATACCTCTTTCTGTTTCACTTGCGTTTACGTTACCTCCTGCATCTACATAAGCCTTGACTGCTTTCTGTGAAGGTATTTTAACGTCTGAATTGGCTGCGAGTGTTGTGTCTGTATCTATAAAAGAAGTTTCTATCTTGTCGCTGTTTAAGTTAGCAAGATTAGTATTATTCTTCGTCATGAAGTTTGCTGTTGTGATTCCGTCTGAACCTACTGATGGTGTAATTGCTGCCATATTATGTTGGTTTAATAGTGTTAGTGATAGTAGACGATGTCCGACTTGTATTCGTCATTGTTGTTCCCATTTGGTCAAAAGTACGAGTTTCAGAATCAAAGGTTGTAGTATTAGAATTAAAAGTCTCAAAAGAAACTACTCTGGTTGCGTTAGCGATACTAGAATTTGGTTTTGTGGTGTTTGTGATTGACATATTATCTAAAGCTTATCCCTATTGGTCGCAATATTCTTTCTTCGTCTTGGTTTCTATCCTCGAAGTATTGAATCATTTTCTTCTCTTCTTTTTGCATTTCTGCTGAAAGAGCTTGCATGTTTGATAGCCCAAGTGTTATAGCCCCCTCATACGCTGATGCAATAACAAATCCTCTATCAAGTAAAGGAGAGAATCCTGTTGTTCTGGTTGTGTCCAAAGCTGTAAAAGAAGGAGCGGTTCTTTGAAAGAAGAATTTAAGTCCTAACGATACTGTTGCCTCTGGTTTAGCGTCCAGTCTGATGACGTTATCTGCAATTTTATCGTAGTAAGTTACCACACCAGTATTTACCCCAAAGGTTGAAGCATCAATACTAGGGTCGTTTCTATCTACTGGCATAAGTGGTACATAAATACCATTTCTTAATATTGAAATACCTGTAAGGGTGATGATGTTGTTGCCTTGCTGGTCTGTAAGGAAAGAATAGTCTGTCTGGTCAATAGTTAAGGTTGTAGTGCCCTCTGGGAGTGCTGTGTGGTTCGTGTTGTCCCATTGGAAGCGTCTATCCGCCCCTATAGCGTACCCCGTGAGCGTATCTAGCCAGTTGTTGCATGAGTTCACTATCTTTGCTGTGGTCCACTGGTTAGAGTCTGCACGCATAAAGCTTCGTACTTGCTGTACTATTCCTAAACCGTTTATACTATCTGAAAATGCTAGTGCCATGTTAATTTGTTGTTAGTTTATAAAAGTCATACTGATAATGGCACTTTGCACAAAGTCTAACCCAATCAGATAGAACCTTTTTGTACTCTTTGCTTTTGTTAGCCCAATGTATTTGTCTTCCATAAGTCACTACACCACACTGTGAACACTCACAAGGTTTGCCTAACATGTTTTCCACCCACCTGTGAAGACTTCTGTACTCATTCTTTGTGCCAGTCCAGCTATGTCCTACTCTTCCGTAGTTTCCAAATCTTGTTTTCTCACCATTTATTAAACCAGACTTGTTGTCTTTGTTGCCTTCTGCAATATTCTTCTTGTGTTCTTCTGATAAGACTTTCCCTTTTGTCTTCATTGAAAATGCCAGCTTTGTTTCTTCTGACCAGAAGCACCCATGTCCTTTTTGAAATCCTTTTTTTCCTTTCATATATATTTATTATACTTCTAAAAAAAATAATCCCCTTGGTGTCTTACCTTAATGGTAGGGTCAATGTAGGTTTTAATACCCATCTCCCTTGCAGCGTTAGAAAAAAATGCGTCTTCACCCATTGCCAAGTTTCCTTGTGAATCTCTCCCAAAGTTAAACCACGGTAGCTTTTTACCTGTTTCAGAATCTACCCACTCTTTCTCGAAGATAGAAAGGTCTATCAACATACAGCCCATCCCTGCGTAATTAGCCTCGTAAAGCTCTGTTTCACTTCTTTCGGTCATAGGTTTAAATGTTCCTTCTAGGGGAAACTTTCTCTTATTGTATTCAGTGCCGACAATTTCTTTTTTGTGTGCTAGTAGTGAGTGAACTGTACTCATGTTGAAGTGCATATCAGAATCTACAAATAGGATATGTGTACCTCCGTTCTTGATTGCTTCGTTTACTAGCCATGTGCGAGATGAGACTATGTCGCAAGATATACGGAGGAGAAAGTCTGTGACGAGGTCTTTAGCTCCGAGAATAGTACAACCAATAGCATGAGCCGTCATAGCCTTCATAGACATTGAATCAGAACAAGGTACTGCGATGATTATTTTGGGTTGTGTTGTGTTTCTTTTCATATCCCAACCCTCTTTAAAGGGCTGAGGATGAGAACAAACTAAGCGTTTGCTACAAAGTAAAACAATGTAATCTCTACTACTCCTGCTGTTGCAGTTGTAGTTCCGATAGTAACTGTAACGTTACCTGCTGCTGACAGCTTTACTGGTCCTGCAAACGTTGGTACTGCATTTATAACAGCGTTAAGCGAAAGCGATCCTTTTGCTGTAACTCCGAGTATAGATGTAGCTGAAGAACCTGCTGAGGTTCCTACTGACAATGTTGCTGCTCCTGCTGAAGTAAAAGCTGTTGTAGAGTTTACTGTTCCTCCTACGATGATAGCGTTTTTTGGTAGCCCTGTTGTTACTCTTGGAGTAATAAGAGAGGCTGCTCCTCCGTCTGTTGCGAAGTTGTAAATAGCTTTAGCTACTTGCAATGACCCGAACTCTGGCGATAGTCTTGCTGTTTGTCGTTCTAAACTTGCTGCGAATTTTGATGTTGCCATATATTTTATAGATTAGTTAATAAATTATGCGACATTTACATCAAATATAGTTGGAAGAAGGTTAGTTGGGACAAGTAGTCCGTAATCGAGACGTGTGTGGATTTGTGTACCTGAAAGTGAGCCTGCTGTTGAAGAAGCTGGCATTTCATTTACATAAGTTCGACCATAAGTACTCTTTAGAATACCTAGTTTTTGTACGCCTCGTATACCTGCAAACAAGTGCTGTGCTGTATGAGCTGTTGAAACGTAGTGGTACAATCCAAGATAATCAACTCCAATAGATGCTCCATCCTTTAGAGATGAGTCGGCCATATTGAATCCGTTAGCTTGCATGAATTGTGTCATGAAAGTCCAGTCTGCTGGTCTCCATGTGATAAATCCACCCTTTTCTTTGTAAAGGTTGAATCCGTTAGCTACATACACTTGTTCAATAATTCCTCGAACGATGTCGTCAACGTTTGATGCTGTTACTGTAAGTGTTGTTGTTGAAAGTCCTACTGCTCCTGCTCCTACGTCTCCGATGTTAGTCCAAGCTGCGTGGTTACCAAGTGAGATAGCTTCTGCTCGCTCTCCGATTTTCTTTCCTAGAAGATTACCCATTTCTGCCATCTTAGCGTAGTTAGATTGAGCTTGGTCAGCGTAGTCTAGGTACACTGAGTCAATTTCAGCTGTTACGATTGATAGAGTTTGGTTTGTCTCTGTAACGTCAATGAAAGGAATAACGTTAGAAAGTGTTGAACGTCCTGCTGCGGTGTTTGTAAGAGTTGCAACTGCTGGTTCGTTTGCTTGTGAAACTAAAGGAAAGTTGTAAGTCTGTGCGTCTGAGTAGACTACATCGTTAACCTCTTTCCAGTTTTGTGGTCTGTCAAGTCGCTGTGCGAGCTTGTTTTCCCAAAGTGCTTGATAGATTATTGTATTCCTTGTTGTTACTCCCTTTCGGGGAATGGATTATTTCTATCCATTTCTACGACTTCTTTTGTTATATCGTAGAGCAGACTATCGCTTCACCTTTCAGTGTCTTCTCGCTTAGTCGTTCACGGTGCTTTCGCTTCCGCCCTGTCGTCCACTTCTGGACTTCCAAGTCAATCAGAGAAGATTTTATATGACCCTGAGGTTAAGCCATATTGTTTTTTATTTCTTTTGCAATCTAGGTTTTCGTCCCCAAGTAATAGTCTTAAGATGGCAAGGTTTGCATAAAGTTCTTCCATTTCCTGTATCCCATAGTTGTTCGCATTTTATTGCTTCGTCTATAGTTTCAATCTTATTCTGTTTCAATATATCCACAAAACGAGTCGGGCAATGGTCTGCTTCTACATATCCTGTCGTCCCACATAACACGCAAGTATAATTATCTCTTGTGAATATGGTCTTTCTCCATTCTACATACTTAAAGATTTCACGGATTGCTTTCTGGAGCGGTCTTTTTTTATCTTCTACCCAACAATGATGCTGTCTCCCAAACTTACCTTTTGAAAGACTGCTCACTCGTTGTCGTGTGTATTCAGAAACCTTGTGACCTTTCAGAGACTTACTCATCTTGTCCTTAGTCTCGTTAGACACTAAAGGTCTTTTTTTACCTAGCCAATGTCTTGCTGAGTTTACGCTTTTAAGTCTTCGAGTTTCCTCTGAATCCTTTTTCCCTAGAGAATGTTTATTCCCTAAGTTTGCGACTCTCAAGGCTTCTAAATGTTCTTTTGAGAGCTTAGAGCCTTTGCGAGATGGTGGATAGTTTTCTGGTTTGTGAAGATAAATTCCTTTTGGCATAAGATAATTATATCCCATACCGCTTCATAAAGCAATCCATGAACCTAAATTGTTAAAGAGCTGTTGTTTGTTTAATTCTTAATAATTAAACGAACTTGAGGCTACTGCCAGCTTGGTTTATTGTTATGTCCTTTGCTTACAAAAGCGTTGATAACCTCTGACCTTGTTTTAAAGTCTGTTGGTAACACTCCTGTTGCTTCGTACTTCGCAACTGCTGAGGCTAGGTCTCCTGATTGGTTACCTCCTCGCTTACTTCCGCTTGGCATTGCTTCTTGAACTTCTCTGGCTGTTTTATTAGAGGAAAGTTTAGCTGTGACATAATCATCTTTGAGAGCTTCTCGGACATTTTTACCTGTCTTTTGAACAAAGGTCTCTACAATTTTTAAGTCTTCAGGCTCATATATACCTTTCACGTCTAGATAATTGAGCTGTGTGTCATTCAGTTCGTTTGATGAAGTCTCTTTAGGTTCGTTAGGTTCACTGGATTTTCTCAGTTCCTTGACTTGCCTTTTGAGTGAGCCTTGAGTCTGTTGAAACTTTTCCCATTCTGACTTAGACATGGTTATTTTTTCTTCTTCCTCTACTTCAAGCTCTAGTTCTACTTCTGGTGTCTCTACTTCTTCGTTTTGATTGTTTTCTTCAGTATTCATAACTGTTATTTGTTTTCTTTATTAAAAGAATAATTATTAAGTTTCCC